CTTGAGGTTGTTGGCGATATTTCAGTTTTAAGAACAGATGTAAGTGCGACAAGATACGTTGGAATAGCACAGCCTGGTGGGACTATGTCAACTAGCACTGCAGCTATTGGTTTTATATCAGATGGTACAGATCAGGAAATAAGTTTTTCTACACATAAGTCAGGAAGTTCTGCAGGTGAAAGAATGAGAATATCTGCACATGGATATGTAGGTATTGGTGATACTGCTCCTACAATGCCTCTTAGTATAGACAGGGGTCTGAACGGTCTTTTGATTCAGGGTTATAATTCTGCGAGTAGTGGAAATGTTTATGGGCAAAAAGTGAAGTTTACTGGGCAAGCTCCAGATAATAATACAAGTTATTTTCTTTCCTGCGAAGATAGTGGAAAAGATTGTTTAAAGATATATTCTGATGGAGATATACAAAATCACGATAACGCCTATGGTTCTATTTCAGATGAAAGAATTAAGCAGGATATTAGAGATGCAAATTCACAATGGGATGATATAAAAGCACTAAAAGTAAGAAATTTTAAGAGAAAGGATGATGTTGCTCAATATGGGGATAAGGCATGGGAGCAAATTGGTGTAATTGCCCAAGAAGTTGAATCTGCTGGAATGGATAAGTTGATCAATCACAGTCCTCCTTCTCAATTTGAAATTGATAACTGTGGTATAGCAGAAGATGGTATGGTTAAATCAATGAAGTATTCTGTTTTATATATGAAAGCAGTGAAAGCATTGCAGGAAGCAATGTTACGTATTGAGACGCTTGAAACCAAGGTAACAACTCTAGAAAACAAATAACAAGGAGAGAAATGAAACATAAAAATAAACATAATCAACCAGCAACGCCAGCTCCAAAAGTATTAACTGAATCAGCACTTGTTGACCAGTTAAAAACTTTAAATAATCAGCTTGCAGAATCTCAAACTAAAACTGTGATGCTACAGGGAGCTATTCAGGCAGTAACACTTCAAATAGAAGAATTAAATCCTAGTAAGAAAGAGGATGATAAAATTACAAATGGAGTAAATTGATATGACAGGAAATGAGATGCTTACAAATCTTGGCTTACGCCTGGAAGATGTAGCACAAACTGTTTTTACCCAGGCTGCAAAGATTGATGCTTTAAACATAGCACAGAAAAGCGTATGCAATATGATTGATAATTCATATTTAGTTGAATTGCAGACAATTGCAGATAACGTTGCAGTATCATCAGGTGTATGCACGTTTGACACTGCTTTTGGTGCTAGTGTAAATCCTTTAAGAAACTGTATTACTGGTATCTATGATGAGGACAATGATAAATGGTGTACAATGATAGAACCAGGTGAAGTTAAAACTTTAGAAAATAGTTATCTAAATGGAGATACAACGAATCCAGTAGCTTATGTATTTGCAGATAAAATATATGTAAAACCCACTACTGTAACATCCATTGATGTATGGTATATAAAAGCTCCTACTGATTTAGCAGCCAATGCAACTGAATGTGAATTAAATCCAGCATTGCAGGAAATGGTATTGGATTTTGCTGAATCTCAATTGTGGCGTATGGATGGAAAAAGTGACCGTGCAAATATTGCCTATAACAATGGCATAAATACTGTTAAGGTTTTAAATGAACGCTACCAGGTTGAACTGGCAACTAGCATAGGAAGAAAGGGTAAATAGTGCCAGTAATTAACATACCACTAGACGTTGGGTTCAATAATCAGGCCGATCAGGAGGAGGTTGGCACAGGTGCAATTCAGGTTACAAATATAGAACTCGATAAACCTGGAATGATATATAAAAGGAAAGGAAAGGGTTCACCAGTATCTGTTGCAGCAAATATAAAATACATATCAAAATGGATTTATAGTGGTACTAGTTACTTTGTGATTACAACTACTGATGGCACTTTATATGTGACAACTTCGCTAGGTACACTTGGAAGCTCAGTTACTACACATACAGGAAATGAAGTACGTATATTAAATTATGGAACTAGATTAAGATTTGCTCCAGGATTAAGTGATTATCCTAAAGTATATCAGAATATAGATAGACATTTTTTCTGGTCAACATATCAGCCTGCTGCTGGTTTTGTTATCTCGCAGGCAAGGCCAGTTCCATTTGGTGAAGAATCAGATGGAATGAGTTTATATGATGCAGGTCCACCAGCAATTAGATCTGTAGATGATTTATTTTTAACTGCAGGTTCTACGTGGAGAGTATCAACAGATTCAGCAGGTCCAGCTATAAAGTCAGGATTAGATTATTCAAGTGATATTTATTATTACAAATTAACTAAAGTTTATGATGGCAACCAGGAATCAGCTTTAACAGAAGAACCACTTGTAAATTCTGGCCATACTGCAAGACATGGAAAATGGGATTCAGGATTTGAAGGAACTGCTAATAATTCAACTCACAATGATAAATATTTTGGCTTTCAGTTTCAAATAACTGAATCTAGCTTTGATGAAAGAATAACTGCTTTCAATGTATACAGATCAAAAAATTCTTCTAAAGGTCCATACTATAAACTTGATACAATTTCTACTTTAGGAAATGGTGGTGCTTCAAAGGCTGCAGATCCCAATGTGATTAAGGTCACAGATGCTTTAGTATTAAATGCAGAACAGAGTAATAATTCAGGTAAAGTTTACTTAGTAACAAGTGAAATTTCAAGTTTGGCAGCAGGTGATACTATTGTAAGAACAAATGGTTCACGTAATATTGGAAATGTATCCACAGATGGTATTGGCTCATCAGATGGATATGGTTATGTTATAACAATTGAGCCAGCAACTGGTAGCTATCTATTTGATGGAACTGGTAGTGGAAGTTCATATGCACATTTTAATAACTGGAATGAACCAGTAACGTGGAATGGTGGTTCTAATTCTGGAAGATTATATTCATCTGTAGGAAACAATATGTTAACATCATCAACCTGGAGATTAGGTGAAGATGATTATATGGGTGCACCATGTGCAATTGAAGGAAATGATTTCCAGGATGCCAATGGAGGATTATGTTTAGCTGACCATGCTGATAACGATTTGTTTGAAATGGTCCAAAGAAATAATCCTAGAGTTATTGCATTTGGTACAGGAAGTTCTTATTTAACTGCTAATTGGCTTGGAGATACAGAAACATCTATAACAGTATTGATGAGTTATAGTTATATGTGGCAGGATAGAGGAGCTACACATCATTGTTGGTGGTATGATAGATTTACTGATGGAGCAGTTCATCCTTATGGGACCTCATCTTTAAAAACCAAATTTAAATATAGTGTAAATCTTGATGGCAGGCAGTTTGTTGGAAATGTAAAAATTGAAGATGCTACTGGTGTAACTGAAGATCATCCTGACTGGGTATTGTTTTCAGAACTAACACAACCAGATGTAATACCAATATCTAATTATATATCAATTCCTGATTTGCAGGGAGGTGAAATTGTAGGATTAGCCAAGCTTGTAGGAGATTTAGTTATATTCCAGGAAAAAGGTATCTATAGATTATCTGTTCCATCTGCAGATCCAACTACCTGGAGCTTAATTGAATCTGAACCAAATTTAGGCTGCACTGCTCCTGATTCAATTGTAGAATATAAGAATGGAGTATTTTTTGCAGGACAGGATGCAATCTACTTTCTTAATTCAAATTTTGAAGCTATACCCATAAACAATGACTGGAAAGATGATTATATACTTTTCAATTATGCAGATTCTGCAAAACTTCATATAGATATAAAGAAAAGTAGGCTTTTATTTAATAAAGGCGTTGGTACATATCCTGAAATATTTGCTTTTGAACTACCTTCAGTTGGTGGGAGAAATAGATGGACCAGGTACATGTCAGCTAATTTTGATGGTACTCAAAAAGCTGAATGGTTCTGGTTTACTGATGAAGATTTTAAAACATATGCAATTACAGGTGGAGGTACATCATATGTAAGCGAGCACAATCCTACATCGCAGTACGAAACTGTACAACTTCAACGTGTATCAGGCTGGATAAATCTTGGCGATATAGGTGATTATCGAACAATTAAAAGACTCAATATAAGATACAAGTCCTCTGACGTCTTAACTGTAAAAATATTCACAGATGGAGATGGTACAACTAAAACATGGCAAGATGGATCGGAGTATCATTCTATACCTGTAGATACCTCTGGATCTGATTGGTATACATGCAAACCTGGTATAAGGTGTAAATATTTCAAAATAGATATTTCAACTGCAACATATTCAACAAATACTGTTGAGATATATAGGTTGGAGATTGAGTATGAGTAGTATCAGAAGGCCAGCCGATAGAGTAACCTCTGATGCTATTAGAGATATTGGTAAAAAATTAGATGATATTGTAAGGAGACTAGGTATCATAGAAACAAATATTACAACCATAACATCTAGATTAGAATCTGGTGATGTGGATTTCACATAAAGGAATAAGATATGACTTTTGATAAACTTTCTGATAGGGTATTGCTTTTTGTAGATGAACGAAAGCAAATGTTAATTGAGCTTTTGAAAGAAGCTGAATTAGAAATGAGTAGAAAGTGCAATCTGTATGAAGATAATAGGGAATGGACTGCTGACGGTTCAACTGGTTATGGATTGCCTTCAAATTTTAAACAGGTAATATTATTAACTCACGAAGGTGATAAGCTCCAGGGAATTGCTGAAGATGATGTTTACTATAATACATCAGGTGATATTGAAACAGGTACACCAACTGGATATTTCATAAGGAATAATTCATTTATTCTAAACTATACGCCTTCATCAGGAACAATTAAATTAAGTTATTATGGAACTGTAAATGGTGTTCAGGATACTTCTTCAGATCCAAGTCCAATCATTCCTGATATGTATCATAGAGATTTATGTAACTACGCTATAGCAATAGCTTCTGCTAAAGACAATCCACAAATGCACGATAAACATTGGAATATGTGGATGCAGAATATTCAAGAGATAATTAACGAAGATGCCAATCGTGAATTGGTACATACTATAAGGAATGAAGTATGAGCAAAGAACTCGCTAAAAAAGGTAGACTAGGTGATACTGAGATTAGAAAGATTGATGGTAAACCTGCACATGTTAACAAAGCTGAAGCTCACTTAATTGATAGAAAAGGAAAATTAGGTGAGATACTAGTTAAAGCACATGGTTCTGGTACCACTAATCCTGAAACTGGCTTAAAAGAATATGCTGATCCATATACCATAGCTATGGTAATAGGTACTTTAATTAGTGCTGGTGCCAATATATATTCTGCCTGGAAAGCAGGTAAAATTGCAGATGATCAGTTTGACAGGGATATGGAACAGTATAATAGCCAGATCCAGCAGACTTTAGATCAAAATAATTTAGACTGGTATACTTTACAGTCTATGTATGGCAATCAGATTTTTGATATAGATGGGGATGGTATTATTTCCCAGAATGACTACGATAACGCACCTAATATAATTAAAGAACAAATGGCTGCACAGTGGCCTGGTTCTACAGGTGCAGAACCAATTTGGAAAGCTACAGGATATAGTAGCCAATCTGGGATTACTAGTTGGACTAAGTATGAATTTCAAAATGGGCAATGGGTTGCAGTTGAGAGAAAAGAAAAAAATGAAATGAACGCATCTGATATAGCCAATGCTTATAGTATGGGTACTGATTTAAGTACGATTCCAGGTGGAACGGATTTTGGAGATGGTATTGCAGTTACCTTCGGTGAAATGGGTGATTATCAAAATAGAGTATTCAAGGCACAAGAGCAGCAATATCGAAATCAGCTTCAGCAATACAATGATTTAAAAGATGCTCTAACTGAACAGATGGGATTTACACCAACAGAAGATGAGATTAGAAAACGTTATAACAAGCTTATTACTGAAGGTGATCCTGAACTAGAAAAAATATTAAATGAAAAAGCAAATTTAGCTTTAGGTACAATTAGACAACAAGGCAGGGAAAGTGTAAGTCAGACAATGGGCAGGGTAATTGGACAAAATTTAGAAGGTTCAATTATTGCACAGGATTTAATAGCTCGAACTGACAGACAAACTTTAAAACAATTATCGGAAACTGCAAGGCAGATAGCTGCAGAAAATAAAAATGCTCAACTTGGAGTTCGTAGACAAGCTCAATCAGATTTAGATAGATTAAATCTTTCAGTGGATGCAAGGAAGCGAGCTGCAATAACTAATATAGCTGGATTAACAAAACCTATGGCACCAATTCAGCAACCAATGACCTGGGCATATCCAACAATGGGATTACCTGGTCAACCACCAATTAATACTGGACAATATGGAAACCCTCAATTATGGTCAGCTATTGGTGGAGGATTAACAACTATTGGTGGTACTGGTGATTTGCCCTGGGAAACAAATCCAGCAGACCCTACATCAGGAGGATAGATGGCTAATAAATGGATAGACCCAACTGGTCAATATGCAAGTTGGAATGAAAAGAATTTAAGAGGTGAAACAACCTATTACTTGAGCACGCCCAAAGGTGAATTGAAATTTGATACACACGAGCAGCGTAAAGCAGTATATATGAGATTAATTGAACCTAAATTTGAGGTTTTTGATCCAAATACTGGCATATATAAAGAGGTTAAAACCAAAGAGGATGCTGCAGCTTATCAGACTGCTCTAAAGAAAAAATCTCAAGGTAAGAAAAAAGAGAAGAAAATACGTGACCCACAGACAATTCAAACTAAACTAACAAAATTAGATGTGGAAATACAGGATCTGACAGATAAAGAAAATTTAAATCCATATGAATCTGATATGCTGAAAAAATTAAAAAATCAGAAAAAAGAATTGTATCACGAAGCAGGTGTAGATACTACAGGCATAAGTGATTTTGATATTGACGCTTCTCCACCTGAACAAAGTGGTGATTTCTTTTCAGGAGTTGTGGATTTTCTATCAGGAATATTTCAGGACAGTGATGATGGTCAGCTTAATAAAGATAAGTGGATGGCTAAAAAGCGTAACGAGATTATGGGTTTAATTGCTCAGGGCAAATTAGAGGTGCCTGAATATTATAAAGGAAATAATTATGCTTTTAGAAATGATTTAGCAGAAGAATTGTGGAAAGAAAAAATGGAAATGCCATCAATTGATAAAAAAGTAAATGAGCTATCAAGTGAAGAATTAATAAGGATATTAGATGCCAACTAGATCAGAAGCACAGTTAGAGCTATACAGACGTTATCAGGAATCACCTGTTGATCCTATTTTAAATGAATGGTGGGATAATTTAGATTATTTATCACAGCAGTCAGTTTCAGAATTATATAAAAGAGGTAAGGAGCAGTTTGCTCCAATTGATACAGATCAATTTAGAGATTCTCAACCTCCTGGATTAGTATCAAATATATTAGAAGCAGAACCACTAAACCCTGAATTGTTTAAACAAACTAGGACAAGATCACTTGGGCCAGATCAAACTGAAACTATTGGCGTTGTACAGGAAAAACCTGATGGAAGTCTACATATTGTAGATGACCTTAAAAAAGTAAATCTACTTATGTTAGATGATAAAATACCTGAAGGATTAACACTTGATGAATTTAGTGACTGGAATAAAGATATTCAGCGTAAGGCAGTGTTAGAATCTGAAGGATATAAACTATATAATTTATCGACTGGCCAGGTAATTGAGCCTAAATCTATACCATATAAAGCACCAGCTTTAGTTAGAAACAGATATGTTAATCAATGGCAAAGCTTTGTAAATAGATTTCCTACAGGATTTAAACAATATCAGACATCCAGTAAAATGATGCTAAATGAACTAGGACT